TGACCGATGCCTTCCGTTGGCTAAAGCACGTTCTCTTTCTAAAGCAGATAGAGCTTCGACTGCTAAGAAAAAGAAAAAAGCTGGCAAAAAAGGAAAAACCGTTGTCAGTAACACTAAGAAAGCCAAAGTCAAAGGCTACTTCGAAGGTGGAACAATCAACTACACCGAAGCCAAAAGGCCGTACCAAGGGAAAGTCCAAGAAGGCGAAGCGGTCGCGAAAGGCTGCGGGGCAATAAGGGCCGACAGGCGCAAGACTACCAAAGGCGCGGTGCGTCAGTTTTAAGGAGAAAGACAATGGATAAATCTCTTCGGCCTGTGCTTCGGCCTTCTTCCGTAGAAGAAAAAAGAAAGGCTTTGAAAAAATCTGAGGCTATGAATAAGCGTTTAAATGCTTCTGGAGCCACTGTGTTAAAGGGTTCTCTTAGGGGTTCTCAGTTATCGGCAGAAAAAATGTCGGAAGACCCAGCAAGGGGCGGCACCGACCCAGAGCGGAAAAAAGGTAAGTCAGCCCTTAAAGCATTAAGTTTTCAAAACGGTGGAGATGTTGAAGCACCCAATGCAGGAATTAAAGCGTTGCGGAAACAAGCGGACGGCGGAAACAAAAATGCCAAGAAAGCTTTGCAAAACATAGGCTATAAAAACGGCGGCTGTGTTATGACTAAAACCAATCAATCACCGAAGTTGTATTAATCATGGCTACTTCTGGCTCCAGAGATTTCAACATTGATGTTGGGGAAATCATTGAGGAAGCGTATGAGCGGTGTGGACTAGAGGTTCGCACTGGCTACGATGCTCGAACTGCGCGTAGGTCTTTAAACCTAATGTTTGCTGATTGGGCAAACCGTGGCATTAACATGTGGACCGTGGCGCAGGGAACTATAACGTTGACGCAAGGTCAGGCCACTCAGACATTAACGGCTGATGTTGTTGACGTACTAGAGATTGTTCTTAGGCGCAGCAACACAGACTTTGAGGTAGAACGGATTAGTCGGGGCGAGTATGCCACTCTTCCCAATAAAACCACGCAGGGTAGGCCAAGCCAGTTCTGGTTTAACCGACAGATTAATCCTGTTATAAACTTGTGGGCCGTTCCCGAAAACTCTACAGATCAGTTGATCTATTACTATGTGCAAAGGATTGAGGATGCCGATGCATTGGTAAACACAACGGACATGCCGTTTCGTTTCTACCCCTGCATGGTGGCGGGGTTGGCGTATTATATCGCTATGAAAAGAGCGCCAGAACGGATACAACTCTTGAAGAGTGTGTATGAAGAAGAGTTTCAACGTGCGTCTGACGAAGACGAGGATCGTGTTCCTCTTAAACTTCAACCAAGCATGCAGTATCTAAGGGTGTGACATGGCCTATGCCTCAGACAAGAATGCGTATGGGATTTCGGATCGCTCCGGTTTTCGCTATCGACTGAGGGATATGCGGAAGGAGTGGACGGGGGCGCTTGTCGGCAAAGACGAATTTGAGCCAAAGCATCCGCAGTTGTTTCCTCCCAAGGTTGGGCCTGATCCACAAGCTCTACGTAATCCGAGGCCCGAAACAAATCTAACGGAAGAAAGGTCTATTCAGTATGGCTTTAATCCAGTTGGATATAGAGGTGACGCGCTTGGTTTTACTGAAAACAATTTAGTTGCTACGGCTTCTGTGGGAGAGGTTACTGTTACCGTTCCTGCTAGTGACGGTATTTCCGTTACTGGGGTATCTGGAACGGCAGCGTCTGGTTCTGTGACGGTATCCGCTGCTTCGGCACCAACATTTGACAGTACGTCTGTTACGTTAGATTCAACAACAGATACTTTTGATGAAGGATAAGACATGGCTTTACAAAGCGTAGGAATAGGAAGCAGTGCAAATGATGGCAATGGGGACACTCTTCGTTCTGGTGCCACTAAGATAAATGCAAACTTCACCGAGATATATGCGGCTCTTGGCAACGGCACCACACTTACAGATATAATTAATTCTAGTGGTGTTATTGATGTAAGTTCTGGTGCGAATAAGATTGTTTTTTATTATGCCAATTTAAGTGATTTACCTAGTGCGGGGACGTATCACGGCGCTGTGGCGCATGTTCACGCGACAGGTGGGCTATATTTTGCGCACGGCGGCGCATGGATTAGGTTAAATGATGAAACTACTGGTCCCGTAACAAAATATACCGCTGGAACAAACGGTTCAAGTGCATATACATTTACTGGCCCCGGAGCTACATCTGGTGATAACCCAAACTTTACTTTTTACAAAGGCCATACTTATCTTTTAGACAATACGTCTAATGTAGGTAGTCATCCTTTGCAGATAAGAACTTCAAATGGGGGTTCTGCTTTTACAACGGGGGTCACTGACAACTATAATTCAACAACGGGGCTGACACAGTTTATTGTACCGCACGAGCCTTCTGACACTTCTTTAGTGTATCAATGCACTAGCCATAGCAGTATGGTTGGAAACATAACAATAGTGTGACGCTATAGGTGGACAAATGAGCTATACATACGCAACATTAAAGCAGGCCATCCAAGATTATACGGAGAACACAGAGACTTCGTTTGTAACAAACCTGCCTCTTTTTATACGATCTGCGGAAGAACGCATTTTAAAATCTGTTCAATTAAACTTGTTTAGAAGAAATTCTTCGGGAACTATGTCGCAAGGTAATAAGTATCTTAGGGTGCCACATGACTTTTTAGCGCCGTATTCCTTGAGCTATACCAGTAGTTCGGAAGAGGTGTTTGTAGAGTTTAAAGACGTAAGCTTTATACAAACGTACAACCCCGACTCAACGGTCACGGGTTTTCCGAAGTATTATGCCTCGTTTGATGTTAGTAATTTTATTTTAGCTCCGACCCCAAATGCGTCCTTTACTGCGGAGCTTCATTATTTGTATCGACCTGCAAGTATTACCGCAGGGTCGGACAGTGGCACAACATGGTTGAGTGAAAATGCAGAGTTAAGCCTATTGTACGCTTCGTTGATAGAGGCGTATATTTTTATGAAGGGTGAGCAGGATGTTATGGGAATGTATGATAAACGGTTTCAAGAATCTTTGATTGGATTGAAACTACTGGGTGAAGCTAAAGAAACCACGCAAAACTATCGCGTTGGTCAAGTTGTGAGGGAGAAACAATGAACATGTCCGTGCAGGCGTCTATGGGAAGTGACTTTAAAGTTGAGGTTCATACAACTAACAACAGGGGGTCCACTCCTGAAGAGGTGGCTAACCGTTGCATAAACAAAATGGTGGAGGTTTCCGCGACAGCACATCCTGTTTTGCGGGAGCAAACAATAGAATATAAAAGCAGCATAGAGAAGCTTTTAGTGCTGTATATGAAACAGGCTATTCAAGGGGACCGTACTACTGTATATAATGCAATTAAACAAGCTGGTCATCCTGAACTGGCTGAACATATAAGGAAACTTTGATATGGCTTTTTCTGGAAACGCTCTTTGCACCTCGTTCAAAAAAGAACTCATGATAGGTGTTCATAACTTCACGGCTGCGAGTAATGTTTTTAAGCTGGCGTTATTTACTAATAGTGCCGTTCCCTCAGACATGGGCGGCTCTGGTAGCACTATGGATGGAAGTGTTACAACGTATGCTACTACTAACGAAATTAGCAGTAGTGGTGGGTCAAACTACACCGCTGGGGGCCAGCTATTAACCAGTGTAACGCCATCTACTAGCGGCACTACGGCCTTAACAGATTTTTCGCCTAATGAAGTTTTTTCTAACGTAACAATCTCTTCTGTTCGTGGCGCATTAATTTATAATTCAAACCCAGTGTCGGGTGGCGGAACACCCGCTGTTTGTGTTTTGGATTTTGGCAGTGATAAATCGGCTAGTTCTGGCGATTTTACGATTGTTTTTCCTACGGCTGACGCAAGCAACGCGATTATTAGGATAGCTTAAACGAGTTACTTTCGGAGCATAAGATATGGTGGTGCTTGTAAACAGGGCGAAGATGTCCACGTCCACTACAGGGACGGGGACCATAACTCTGGGTTCCGCTGTAGCGGGATTTCAAACCTTTGCAACTGCTGGGGTCTCTAACGGTGACACGGTGCGTTATGTGATAGAAGAAGGAACTAATTTTGAAATTGGTTCTGGTACATACACTTCGTCGGGTACAACTCTTTCTAGAACTCCTTCAGAAAGCAGTAATAGTGGCAACGCTATTACTTTAGGCGGTGCTGCGGAGGTGTTTATTAGTGCGACAGCCTCAGATGTAGGGGCATCTATTAATGATGTTTTGGCATTAAGCATAGCGTTAGGATAAACGATGGCTAATACCTTTAAAAGTTACTTGGCAAGCGCCACGGGTACTGGAGCGGTAACTGTTCGCACAGTTGCTTCTGGAACTCAAACTGTTGCAGTGGGTATCAACCTTGCAAACATTCTCACAAGCCAAATTAAGGTCAGTGCTTACATTACGAGAGGAAGCACAGATTACTACATTGTTAAAAACGCACCGATACCCGCGCAAGGGGCGCTGTCTGTGCTGGATGGGAAAATTATCTTAGAAGCTGCTGATGTTGTTAAAGTAATATCAGACACGGGTAGCAGCGTAGATACTGTATTGTCGGTGTTGGAGATTACCTAATGGCTGGATATATCGGCACGGGCGCAGTCCCGCAGGCTACACAGAAACGTGATTCATTTACGGCAACGGCTGGGCAAACCAGCTTTCCCACAAGTGGATATACACCCGGATATGTAGATGTGTATATGAACGGTGTGAAACTTGCGCCTGCCGATTTTACCGCGACCAATAGCTCAGACGTTGTGCTGGCGGTTGCTGCGGTTGCTAACGACACGTTAGAGATTATTTCTTTCAGCACATTTGAAGTATCAGCACAGACATTTACGGGTGACGTTACTGCAAGCGGCGGAACATTCTTGCCCACGGGCGATACGTCTGCGGGTGATGCCGCCGCTATGGGCTATGCTGCGGCTGATGGTTTGGTGCTTACAGGTCAGGGTTCTACATCAGACGTAACTATTAAGAACGATGCAGACGCTACAGTCATGTCGATACCAACAGGTACAACGGGCGTGACGTTTTCGGGTACTCCTACGTTTCCTGATGGCAGCATAAACATTGCTGATCTGGATATTGATGGCGGTACTGACATTGGAGCAGCGTTGGTCGATGCTGACTTAATGGTTGTGGATGACGGTGCGGGTGGGACCAATCGTAAAGCTACAATGTCTAGGCTTGCTACCTATATGGGTACGAAGGTTGGCGGTGGATTAGTGTTTATAGCTTCATCTGGCGCTATATCCAATGCAGCCAATGTATCATTCACAGGGTTTGACGCAAGCAAATATGACAGTTACAGATTTCATTTGTTATATGTAATTCCAGCGACAGACACTACTCGTTTGGTGGCTCACGCAAGCACAAACGGCGGTAGTTCCTATGATGTGACTAACGGCAATTATAAATTTGGATCAGCTAGCAACTCTACTGGTTTTGTCATGACTCAGAGTGAAACGATTGGTAGTGCCGCAAATGAATTTGGAGTTTGTGGGCATCTTTCCATTTTTAACCCCGCTGTGTCAAATACTTATACTATGGCTAAAGCTGAGACTGTGTTAATTGACAGTGCAGGAAATATTAATGACGGAGCAATAGATAGCAACGGTTGCAGTGTTTACCAGAACACTGCCGCCGTAAATGCAATGCAATTCAAAATGCTGAGTGGAAACATTGAAAGCGGCGAAATTGTAATGTTCGGAATAGTAAACTCATAGGAGAGTAAAATGCCACGATATCACAACGTTAACGGCAACATGGTGCAGTTTACTGCTGATGAGGAGACTGCCCGTGATGCAGAAGAGGCGGCAT